AACTTGCATGAGGCTGTATTAAAATCCTGGCAACATCATGGAGACAGGGTTCATTATATTATTGAACATGATTATGAGCCTGACTTTATTAAGACGTTTGGAAACAAGACTATCTTACTAGAAGCAAAAGGAAGGTTTTGGGATTTTGCAGAATACAGTAAGTATAAGTGGGTGCAGAAAGCATTACCAGAAAATATTGAATTAGTTTTCTTGTTCTCTAATCCTGATGCACCCATGCCTCAAGCCAAGAAGCGCAAAGACGGGACAAAGAGAAGCCATGCGGAATGGGCAGAGACTAATGGGTTTAGATGGTTCACCGAAGAAACACTTCCTAAAGGATGGAGACAATGTTAGACAGTCATTTTATTGTTGAACCAAAAGAATACAAGTTTAACGAAGACAAGATTTTAAAAGAGATCAAGGAGTATGTTGATTCGACCTATAATAAACATTATAGTAACGGGAAGTATCAGGCTACCGACATGATTATAGATGCAGGACATGGAGAAGGGTTCTGTATTGGAAACATAATGAAGTATGCCATGCGATATGGAAAGAAGGACGGAGAAAAACAATCTGAACTAGAAAAGATTATTCACTATTCAATTATTGCGCTATATTTAATTGAGAGAAATGATAATGGATAGAAAGGCCGAAAGAAGGGCAGGGTTTTTAAGAAGAAGAAAAGCAAAACAAAACTCTAAGGCTAAACGTATGAACAGGCAGAAAAGAGAAGAATTAAAATATAAAGAAATTATTAACGCAGAGAAAAATGACAATGGATATTAAGTTACCTACAAATTATCAACAGTTTATACACTTGAGCCGTTATGCCAGGTGGAACGAAGAGAAGGGAAGAAGAGAAACTTGGGAAGAAACAGTAGATCGTTACTTTAATTTCTTCGTAGCGCATATACAACATCTTGATCCTGAAACGGCCCACGTTACTTGTCGTATGCGTGATCAATTAGAAGAAGCTGTGCTTAACTTAGACATTATGCCAAGCATGAGAGCATTAATGTCGGCAGGCAAAGCATTGGAACGGGACCATGTTGCAGGGTTTAACTGTGCTTATCTGGCGGTGGATTCTCCTAGAGCTTTTGATGAAACTCTTTACATACTAATGTGTGGGACGGGGGTAGGGTTTAGTGTTGAACGACAATACGTTAATAAGCTTCCAGATTTACCAGAAGAATTGTTTGATACAGATACTATTATAAAAGTAGCGGACTCTAAAATAGGATGGGCTAAGTCTTATAAGGAGCTTTTATCTCTTCTATACTCTGGACAAATTCCACAATGGGATGTGTCGAATGTACGTCCACATGGAGCAAGATTAAAAACCTTTGGAGGCAGAGCCAGTGGGCCAGCGCCTTTAGAAGACTTGTTCCGCTTTACTATTAATATTTTTAAAGATGCTATTGCTAAAGGACACAGGAAGCTAGTGTCCATTGATTGCCATGATTTGATGTGTAAGGTCGCAGAAGTTGTAGTGGTAGGGGGAGTAAGGCGAAGTGCTTTACTCTCTCTCAGCAACCTCTCAGACGAGCGTATGCGCAATGCTAAGTCTGGTGCATGGTGGGAAGACAATCAACAGAGAGCATTGTCTAATAATTCTGTAGCTTATACAGACACGGTTGAAATGGGGGCCTTCATGAAAGAATGGCTCTCATTGTACGAGAGCAAGAGTGGAGAAAGAGGCATCTTCAACAGACAAGCTTCTGAAAAGCAAGCAGCTAAGAACGGCAGGAGAGAACCCTATTCAGATTTTGGTACTAACCCTTGTAGTGAAATCATCTTACGCAACAAACAATTCTGCAACTTAACAGAGGTTGTTATCAGAGCAGAAGATACGTTAGAAGATATACGAAGAAAGACAAGACTGGCTACAATATTAGGAACATTCCAAGCTACTCTTACTAACTTCAGATACTTGAGTAAAGCATGGCATAACAATACAGCAGAAGAAGCTTTACTTGGGGTTTCTTTTACAGGTATTCTTGATAATAAAAAGATGGTAGATGGCAGCATTGATCTTGAGCAGTTAAAACGAATAGCTGTAGAAGAGAATAAAAAGTGGGCCAAGAAACTAGGGATCAACCAATCAGTAGCTATTACTTGTGTTAAGCCTAGCGGAACTGTCAGTCAGCTAGTAGACAGTGCTTCAGGAATACACACAAGGCATAGCCCTTATTACCTAAGAACAATCAGAGCAGATAAGAAAGACCCACTAGCACAGTTAATGGTAGATCAAGGGGTGTACCATGAGGACGATATAACTAAACCAGACCACACCTATGTATTTTATTTCCCGATTAAAGCACCAAAGAATGCAGTAACTAGAGAAAACTTGACAGCATTAGAACACTTGAAGCTTTGGAAACATTACCAGGATAATTGGTGTGAACATAAGCCTTCTGTAACTGTTTCAGTTAGGGAAAAGGAGTGGTTGGAAGTTGGGGCATGGGTGTACAAGAATTTTGATGATGTGTCAGGTATATCCTTTCTTCCATATGTAGACCACTCTTATCAGCAAGCCCCATATCAAGAGATAACAAGCGAAGAATACAAGGAGTGGCTAAAGAAAACCACTACTTCAATTGATTGGTCATTACTTCCTCAATATGAAAAAGAAGACATGACTGAGAATACTAAAGAGCTTGCGTGTTTTGCAAGTACATGTGAAATTTTATGACTAAGAGAGAGAGTATAGTGCGTTCTAAAATTAAAGATTTAATAAAGTCTTATGAAGAGGCACAAGAGGATAAAAAAATAGAATTGCGAATGTATAAAGTACGCTGGATATGGTATCATACAATACTGGCAATTGAATTGTTTTTTGTAGTACTTTTATTAATTGCAATATTTATAAAGATATGAACAATAAGAAGACTCCAATAAAGGAAAAGTATGAAGGACAGTTCTGGTGTATGGAAAGAAAGAAGTATTATCCTTGGTCGGAGTATATCAAGTATTATAAAAAGAAAGACGATGAAGACAAAAGAAAAAGATCTGAATCAGAAAAATTAATGGATGATTTAGAGCCTATAAAAGATTGGGAATAAGATATGTATGAAGAATAAAGAAGGAAATATTTTATCATTTAAAATTTTGATTGATTCAAAAGGAAATCTTGTAACTGAATTAAGCGGTTTGTTAGAAAAGGATGCTCGTAAAATCTTTAACAAGGAGGATCTTCCTATTATTGAAAGAGTAATAAGGGAAGGTAGGGTAAAGCTGGAGCCGCTTCATAAATTTTTAGAAGAAGAGTTAGGTAATATAGTATGCGATTAAGAGCGAGACACCTACATTTAGCAGAGAGTTTGGCTAATGTAATTATAGGATATTTTATTAATTTGGTATTGATTCATGTGTTATTGCATTGGCTTGGATACCCCATTCAATTAAATGAAAATGCCAAGATGGGAGCCATTGTAGTTGCTGTATCTTTTGCGAGGGGTTATTGTTTAAGAAGGGCATTCAATAGAATAGTAGGAAGAGTCTATGCCCAATAACGATATTGAAATCAAAGTCCACAATCTACCAGCAGTAGTAATGTTAGAATGTCCATTACCAAGTGAACTTGTAGATTCTCTAAACGAATATTTAGATGAATACATGAAACAAGAAGATAGAAAAACACTAGCACATACTTTAGTTGGGCAGATACATCAAGGAGAACAACTCTTAATGGATCATAAAGATCCTATGTTAGAAGGATACTATGAGTTCATTACAGCTATGGGAGTTAGTTATTTAGATGCCTATGCTAAAATTGCTGGAACCCAACATACTGGAAGGAGCATAGACATAGATGAACTCTGGTCTGTGCATAGTTTTGAAGGAGATTATAATCCGATACACGATCACGGCACCAAGACTTTAATGGGGATTAGTACTACTACTTGGACAAAAGTACCAGAACAAATAGGGAAGCAGGGAGAACCGGAAGTTTCTTCTAGCTATACACTCTATAATGATTCTGGAGCTTGTGATGGTTTTCTAGCCTTTACATATGGGCGTAACGAGATAATGAATACTGAACGCTTACGTCCTCCACAATCTATGTCTATACGTCCCGAAGTAGGAAGGCAACTAATGTTCCCTTCTTGGTTACAGCATATGGTGTACCCATTCTTTGGAGAGGGTGAGCGCAGAACAGTCGCAGCTAATTTAAATTGTTGGCCCTCTGACTAGTAAATTCAGGAGATTTTAAATGGGGTTAAAAGACACAACACCTAAAGACGGGTTGTCCTGGTATATTAAATGGATTTCTTCTTTAATTTTGATTTCAGCAATGGCTGTCAGAGCTTCGGGAGGATCTAATTTTTTAGACACAGCCCTCTCATTTGTTGGGGCTATCGGATGGTTTTTTGTGGCGTGTATCTGGAGGGATAGATCACTAATCACACTGAATGCTATAGCCATGTTTATCCTATTGAGCGGGCTATTACAACGGTTTATTTAAATGAAAATTGTAGAAATTAAATGGAGCGATGCTTGGATTGATACAGATGATTTTACTGTAGTAGATGCTAAAAAACTAGAGCCAATTGTGAGATCTACAATAGGCTATTTAGTTTCTGAAAATTCAAAAGCTGTTGTTCTATGTACAGACTTTTTTGAAAAGGACAAGAAAACTATTAACACTCCAATGGTTATACCAGTGGATATGATTATTGATTATTGGGTATATGAGGTTGTAAACGATGCCATATAAGATAGCAGAAGAGGAAGCAGCCTATCAAAAAGATTACTACGAGAAGAACAAGGAAGCCATAGCAGCCTATAAAAAAGCTTACAACGAGAAGAATAAGGAAGCCATAGCAGCCTATGAAAAAGCTTACCGAGAGGAGAATAAGGAATCTATAGCAGCCTATAAAAAAGCTTACTACCAGAAGAATAAGGAATACCTAAACAAGCGTCGGAGAATGTATAATAAAGCAAACAAGGAATACGTGGCATCTCTCCGTAGAGAGGTGAATAAAAAGCACTACGAGGCGAATAGAGATTATTATGCAGAGCTTAACCTGATCAGGAAATATGGTATCACCTTGGAAGATAAAGAGAGGATGCTAAACGATCAAGGGAACAACTGTAAGATATGCTGCCAAGACTTCTCCGCTGATGTTAACCCCGTTGTAGACCACTGCCACGCAAGCGGCGTAGTGAGAGGTCTACTTTGTAATAGATGTAATGTAGGGTTGGGGATGTTTCAGGACAACCCTCTAGAACTCGTTAAAGCTATAGAATATTTAAAGGAACAAGGAGAAGAAGCGCCACCAGAAGGAAACTAGTAATGATGAATGAAATTATGAAAGATGAACGTATACAAAGATTGAACGCATTAAAATTAAAATACGAATCAGAAATAGCGGCAGCTAAAGTAGACATAGAAAACTATTTAAACCATAGCGTAGGTGTTGCAGAACACCCACACTTGATAGAATCTTTAGATGGTTTGGTGTCTGAATTATCTACATCTGAAGACAGGTTGAATTGTTTGAAAGATAATTTTTTAAATATGAATAAGTATGCTTCTGGCTTATCTTAATCCAATTATAATATTACCATCTAAACCAATTTTCTTACATACAAAATGATTTGGGAATCTTGGATCACCAATACTTATGGTATTAGCAGGGCAAGGATAATATTTACTATGAAAGTCTGCCCACTCTGGAACAGAACTCATTTTATATTTTTTGTGGGCGCACGAAATCTGTATTAATATTATTAGAATAACCGCCGCTTTAAAAACCCATGCTTTCATTGTCTTACATCAAAAGTTTATCCTTCTTTTTCTTTGCAGAAAAACAAGCTTTATACCACCCTGACCAAATTCTTATAGCCCAAGTAGCGGAAGCACACATAATAGTAAGTATTACCAGTACTAACCAGAGTGATACCGCATGATGTATAATATTGTCAAATCTTATAACAAGTTCTTGCATCATTCTCTTGAAACCCCCTTCATCTTTTCAAACGTCCGAAGCCCCCCTAATCCTAGCATACCCATTAGTACAGTTGATAGCTGGCTAAACTCAAACTCTGGAAGATCTTGTTCCATTCCTATCAAAGCAAAACCAAACTGAAGCAGAGGAGCTAAAATAAAATGATAGGCCAGAGCTATTCCACAAACCCATCCAACGAACGGCCTCCATCCTGCTACAAAGATACTCTTATGTACAGCTTCTGCCTTGTTTACTTCAAGCTGCGCAAGATTAGCACTGTGCATGGCTGTCTCTAGCTCATGTTGTAGCTTCATTTTTAAATCTTTATCGGCTACAAACTTATCTAGAATACCAGCGACAGGGGCTATCAATTTATCAAGGATCATTTTATCCTGCCTTCATTTACTTTATCAACTCTTTCTTTAGCCTTATTTATATGTTCACTATACCACCAATCAAATATCGGAGGAATTATACCATGAATAAACATGATTAAAGCAGCCAAAAGAGATCTAGCACCTTCTTTCCAAGTGAAACGAAGATGCTCTTTATAAGTAAGATTCACATCACAAGGATGTTTAAAATTAAAAACATTACACATTATCATCTTCTATTGATATTTCAATTTCACTTTGTAAAGTTCTTTCAACTTCCCCCATTACCCATCCTGGTAACTCTTCTAAACTTATATCTACAAAAACATGTTCCTCTGCCTTTTGCAAATATAAGTCAATAAGATTCTCGTAAAGCTCTCTAAACTCTTCTCTCTTTACCCACGGCTTGTCTTTCTTTGTACGCTCTTTGCAGTCTATTTGATAAGCGTTGTCAAGATCTTTTTCAAGGTAGAGGAGCATTTTAATTTATTTGCTTATGCTCGTAAGCCAAATCTATAGCTCTATCTGTTAATGTCTCGTCCGTATTTTCAAATCCTTCAAATTTAATAACAGCATTGTTATACTTTCTTAAAGTATCTCTATCAGTTAAATCTAATTCATCTGTGTCTTCTACCCCCATTTTACTAGACACATACTTAATAAATGATTCTGTAGGGTTCTCATCTTGCTCTTGAAATTCTTTTATATCTCCCCTTTGAGGCGCGTGTCCACTTATTAAGTCCCTTACTGTGGTCTTCCCTCTCTCATGTTGTGTTAATGAATTAATAATCCCTGCCCTCATTCCTGATAAAGGGGTTAGGAATCTTTCAAAGGTGTCTTCAATCTCAGGATCGTAAGAAAGCTTGTCGTTCCAAGGTATATCTGATGCTCCTATAGCAGGGCCATAAACAAGGTTGTAAGGGTTGTTGTTTCTTGTTGCCCTTGTTGCGCCTTCGATCTCGCCCCCTTCTGCAAATGACTTTTTTGGAGACGCTGATTTTTCAAG